CCACCTTGTATTCCGTTCATATCATTATGGCTTCCACTGACTCCAATATCTACCCAATCTGTTCCATTGTAATTGTATAGTAAATTCTCATCTTCTACTTTTGTTGTATAACCAGTTAAAGCGGTAGTAAAGACCCAATTAGAACCGTTGTATTCTGCAATATTATCTTCTTGTCCAGACCAAGTACTAGTAGCACTACTTGCCACAATATATCTATCTCCACTACTAGGACTTCCGGGTGGTGCAGTCAAGTCTTTGTCCTTAACGGGTTCTAAATAAAAAATACTCTGAGTAACTGCGCTCGTGACATAGCTAACAGTTGCAAGGTGAGCTGGTAAACTTGGAGTAGCACCAGAGGTTACATTATTATTAACAGTTAAGTCTCCTGTAAAAGTATAATCCTGTCCTTGAACGCGTGAGTCAACCCTGGCATCAGTATAAAATAAGTTTGTAGAACCCTCGTCGATGTCGTCAGTATCATCTACATTTTTTAGAAATATGTTTGCATATTCGTTAGCCGTTAAATGTAGATAGTCATCGATGTTCAATCCCACTAATGAGTTATGGTCAAAAGTAGAACCTAAATCTTTCCATTGAGTAAGGGGACCGTTGTAGGTATAGTATTTTCCCTCCGTAGCAATAGCTAAAGCCATCTGGTCAACAACGGTAGTCTCCGACCAATCGCTTCCGTCCCATTCATAAATATAATCTTCAACTACTGCTTGTCCGGTTTGACTTCCATTTCCTGTTGCTGTGTTGATGTATCTATCATCTGTTGATGGAATTTCTGGCTCGTCTGTCGTAAAGTTTAAAAATTGAATAACGGAGTCCTGCCAACTAAAACCACCAGTAGCATTAGCGTCAAAATATGCTTTATTTATAGCATCCCCACTACTAGACGGAACTGAATCTATTGTTAAGCTAGAAAATTGTGGAGTTGAGGTTGTATCTAACCATTGATTGAAAAGATTATTAGATATTGAAGTCCACGAAGAAATACAATCGTTATCTAAACAAAACTGTGTAGATGACGCATTACCTTCGACGGTTAAATCTTCGGTAATAGTTACATCTCCTTGAACCTCTAATATGTCATTGGTAGTTGTTGCAGTATCTCCTATGAGTAGTGGCCAATTATTCCTTATATATATCCCAGAGTTATTTAATAACTTGAAGGGATTAAAACCAATCGAACCACCACTCAGTTCTTGGGCAGAAGCAAGTCCCGTAACCAGTATAAAGGTTGCTACTATTGTTAGAAGATACTTTCTCATTACTAGTTTGTTTTATTTATAACTTACATTGATTTGTTTCTTTACTGATCCGGCAGTAGAGCTGGCATAGACATAACCTGTAATAAGATTTTGATTAGTAATCTCGTACATACCACCAGCAGCAATACTAATACCACTTAAATCTGTAATAGTTGTAGTAGCAGTATTTGAAGCAGTAGTACTAGCAACTGTTAATTCAGTTTGACTGAAGTAAAGATACATTGTTGTATCAGATGGGTTTGTAAAAGCAGCATACTGCCTACCAGTATCTCCATCCAATACTTTTACCGGTATTGTTCCGTCGCCATAAGAACCAGTTGATGTGGCATTAGTACTTAATGTACCACCGAGTATATTAAATTCAACACTACCCATTTGATTTGATCTAGGAATAAAATTGTTGTAGATATACAAACCTCCAACAATAATTGCTAGAAGAAATATACCAGTTCCAATAAACGATAATATTCTTTTCATAAGTTTCTTTAATTAGTTTTATTTAATGATAAGACCTTGCTCTAACTCCCGCTGTTGGCAGGAGCTAGAAAAATCCTCATCTTAGCTTGGATCTGTACAAGTCATTTTGTCAGTACTAGAAGCGTGTCCACCTGATAAGTACCAAGAAGTACCATCAGATATAAATGACACATTATCTCCAATAACTTCACCGTCAGTAATAATATTTACTTGGTCTTCAAGAGAACAAGCAATAGTTGTATTTCCTACTTGGATAATACCACTTATATTATCACCTTCAGCACTTTTGATAATTGCTTCTTCGCCAGTTAAAGCACCTGTTACAATAAACTCAAACCCTTGACCATCAGCGACAGCAGGTAGAGTTATGGTTGTAAATAAAGCACTTGTACCTAGAAGTTGAACATTACCAGAAGTGGTAGTTAGTGTAGTAGTGGCTGTAATAGAGCCAGTATCTACGATAACACCAGCGGTAGAAGAGATGGCACCAGTAACAGTTAATTCACCGTCAACAGTAGCATCTTCTTCCATATATACATCACCTTTGAAATATTCATCAGAGAATGTAACACCACCCAAAATACCTTCACCACTATCACCACCACCAACAATACAGCTATCACAAGTTTCAATAACTGTTCCGCTATTTGAACCTGAGTAAGCTAATACCATTCCAGTAGTAATTATAGTTGCCAAGAATAATATAACAAACATTGGAGCTAAGGATTTAATTTGTGATTTCAATTTTTCACTCATTATCTTAGTTTAGTTTGTTAGTATTCGCTCGAATCTAATTGAACATCAAGATTTCTATTAGTAGCTTCGTTGAACATTTTGGTTCCAAATAGAGACCATGGAATAACATTAGTTCCGATTTTACCAGCAGAAACAGTAGATTGCATTTCAACTCCCGGAGCTTTCTGAACAACCATATCAATAGTATTTTTTTGACCGGCCATGCAATGTTGAACTTCAGAACTAACTAGATCAGAAGCTTCTTCGGAAGTAACTGTTAAGTAACTTCCACCTTTAATAGCAAAAGTTGCAGCAGTAGCAGAACCAGTGAAAACCCAACCATCTACTTTAGCCTTATTAGCAGTAGACAAAGCTACCCAATCAGTATCTTCAGTAGCACCAGTATTAGCAATACAGTATCCCATATTAATGATAGTTTCAGCTACACTTGTATCCTGTAAAATATTACCAGCAGCAGAACCAATAGTATCTACAAAAGTAAAGGTAACACCATTAACTACTAAAGTATCGGTATTAGTCGGAGTATCAACAGGAGTCCATACAGCAGTACCAGTTAGATTATTAGTCATGTATAAATCAAACCCAGCAAATCTACCGATGTGTCCATTTACGCCAGTCTTATCTCCAAGCAATGATTCTTTACCAGCAATGTACTGCCATAAGACATCAACGAATTGAGGAGAAACAGCAAAGTATCTTCCTTCCCTCGGAACATTGTTAGCGTCTAGCTTTCTATTTGTTTTACCAAAGATATTTATAATGTTAGAGATAGTTGGAGTTAAAGCATTCCCTGCTGTACCACCAACATCACCATCATCAATTGTGTCAGCACAATCAGAATAGTTGTAGAAAAACTCTGCATCAATAGCATTAGACAATCTGATACCAGTTTCATCTGACCATTTATTAATTGCGCTATATTTATTTTGAACCTTATCTACACCGTCAACATAAAACAAAGCTGCTTTAATTTTGTTGATAGATAGTTGTTCGTTTGAGATTGATTGATCTTGAGCACTTAAAGCTGTACCTGGAGAGTAATCTCCGACATTAATATCGTTAAGATAAGGTCTGTTTACTGTATCACCGTTTTTTAAATTGCTTCTTTCTTCAAAGTTAGCAATAGGTCTATAAACATCTGTCTTGTACAACTTATTCTGAATCCTCTTGGACCAATATTCTGGGTTAAACCCAGTCATTTGTGAATAAGCCATTTTTCTTTAGATTTATTTGTTAAATACTTACTACAAAGACTCTTGTTCTTTTTCTGCTAGATAGTTTGAATACTTTTCAAAGGTTTCATTACTCATACCTTTTAAGTCTTTAGTACTAACAGAATCAAAGTCAACAATCTTTTTGCTGTTCTTCGTTCCGCCAGTAGTGGACTCTGCAGTATTCTTGCCAGGATTTATTTTTTCGTCATACAACATTCCTTTAGCAATTATAGACAAGGGGGTCTTATGTAGTGCCTCCGTATAAGCCGACTCTTTTAATTGAGCCTTCTTTTCAGGAGTGTCAAACTCTGGATATTTTTTAACAACACTTTCGTACTCTCTGTCAAACATAGTTTTCTCTTGAGTAGCTTGAAGGTTATCAAGTAACTCTTGAGGAATCTTGTTTCGTCTAGAAGCAATATCAATTACTTTCTTAACGAACCCCGGTTCAGTACCATATTCTTCAGCAAGTTTTTTAATGTCATCAGTAACATCAGAGTCTTTTACCTTAGATAGTTCAGCAACTTTAGACTCTAGTTCGGAGTTTTTATCCTCCCACTTAGCCTTTTGTTTGTTGAATTTATCTAGTGGCATATACTTTACAGGTCGTTTAACAAGAGTTTCTTCTTTCTCTTCTTCTTCTTCTTCCTGGTAAGTATCATCAGAAGCATCTTCATCTATTTTAGAATCTTCTACTTCCTCTTCAGTTGATTCTTCCTCAACTTCATCAAAATTTTCTTCTTCATCGCCATCTTGATCAGCGACATTAGGATCTATACCCATATTAGATGTGTTATAGGGATTGACTTCCCTGGTTATTTAGATGCGATTACCGATCGCAATAGATTTTTTAACGAGCTTGACTGCTCATTACGATTATTTTATTACTTGGAATCTATCATCTGCCTTTATCTGATTCATTTTTCTATCGGAACTTTCAAAAACTTCAATGGCTCTACCAGTATTGTCAACAATACTTATCTTTCTTCCACTACCTTCGTTTAAGATGCTGTAAGGTTTGATAAATTCTGGTTGCTTGATAAAATCTTTTGCATCCCTCTCTGCTTTAAGTACCTTCCTAGTTTTCTTTACTTCAATTTTCTTTTCTTTCTTTTCTTTCTTTTCCTCAACTTTTTTAACTATCTTTTTCTCTACCTTCTTAGCAGGCTTTTTGACTGCTGCTTTTTTCCTTGACATAAGTCTAAAATTATTTTTAATTATTATTTACTATGTGGACTCGACTAATTTCCCCATTTTGTAGAATCAAATCCTTTCATATATCTAGCCGCTTTTGCTTTATCTTCTTTCTTCATAGCCTTTCTTCTCTTTTTATTCTTTGCTCTTAGACCAGTTAATATAGAATCTGACTGTTTAGAGCTTTGATCGCTTAATCTACTAATCTCGGCATTTGTTTTTTTACTTGCATCTCTAATCTTTTTGGCTCCTTTGTATGTTGCATAACCCAATGCCCCAGCCTTAGCTACACTTCCAATTCCCTTTAGTGCAGCCGAGCCCTTTTGTGATGCCAACTTACTGATAGTTCTTTTAAAAGCCTTGCCTCCAGTAGCCTTACCCCTGATAGCGTCATTGATAAATTTCTTTACCATTGAGTTACTGCCATATCTAGCATAAACCTCAGCTACCTTATCTGTTACTGCCATAAATTTATAGTTTTAGTTCGTTATCTATTTGTTTCTCTTTTGATTCAAGACTTATAGAAGCTCTTAAAAATAACTCATCAAACCATTGATAGACATTCCTCTCGGCGAATATCCTTCCCCTTTCTTTTTCTGAAGTTTCTGAATCTCTCAAAGAATCATCAAACACTTCTAATATATCTTTTATCTTTTCTCTGACTAATCTGACTCCATCATGTTTTGATAAGTCGTCAAGTAAGAAAGATTCGTTAATCTCATCTTCCCAAAGTTTAATCTGGAATGTTGCGTCATCTCTTCCATCTAAAAACCTTTTTTTAAGTTGTTCCAATTTATCTAGTATCATGATTGGTTTCCGGCTTGTAATGGTCCAGACTTAGATAGTGAATTAGATCTGTCAGAAGTTAAGTTATTACTTCTCTGTTGTGTTCCTTCTGGAGTATTCGGTGTTTGCTTTAGAGACGAATTAACCTGTGGTAATGGTACTCCTCCTCCACCACCTTGTTCTGCCATAGCGATATTCTTCATCAATGCTTTTCTAACTGTATTGTTTTGGGCAAAAGGCAACTCTGATTCGGCATGAGCTAATATTAGCTTGAATTTGTCATCAGGTATTTTCTTGTTCCAAGCAAAGTCATTATGCCTCTCGATGTGAGCTGGAGTAGCACCCTTGTTTGGTTCTACTTCCTTACCTTCCATCATGTCTTGATTCTCTTGAGCAGCTTCAGATATTATTTCCATATCACCCTCGTTAGTTATATCCATAGCTATCTTAGCCTCTTCCTCGGTATAACCAATATTCAACATTGACTCTCTAGTTGTCCATTTGGGAGATAGAGTTGGATTTCCTTGATTAGCTAGTAGCCATTCTGTCTTTCGCTGTTTATCAACTTCGTCCGTCTCAATCTCGGTCGCAGAACTACTAACCATAATGTCCAAATCTGATGTAGTTTCCAAATCTTCTCTGACTAACTCATCCCATTCAACCCCCTTCTCTCCGAGCATCCTAATCATGAATTTTTCTTTCATATGCTCTTTTAACCCATGGTTATATCGTATTCCTAACTCGGTCCAACATTGTGAATAGGATTTGTTATATAAACCTAAACGATCTGCGATTTGTTGTAGATCCCCATAGTAAACTCCAACCTTTTTGTTCTTCTCTGTAACCCCCTGAGCAGAAGCAGTAATACCAGTCTTTTGTCCAGTATAACTATCTATCCAGCCAATCATGTCAATCGTTCCTGTTATATCTAGCTGAGCTGTTTTAAACTCGTATATTCCCCTGTCTATCCCCTGACCCTTAGCATCTGCCATAGCAAGACCATCTGGCCTAAACTCTAACTGAGATGGATCTGGAAAGATTTTCGGGTCATAAGCTCGTTGTCCAAAGTTTGTCTTCTGCCTATTCTCCAGAGCCTGATTAAACAGAATCTGTATTGCATCAGCAGTAGGTCTAACAGCATCAGCTGGAGAAGGGCTCCAGAAGTTAAATGTATCTCGGTTAGTTGCCCACGAAGTAAACCACCATAACTCTGAAGCAAATACTTCCTTTAGCGGTAAACACTTAATCCACTTCTTTGAATCGTAATCAAACAGAACATACCACCTCTTGCCATGATAAGTAGTTCCAAACTCAACTAAGTTATATAAGCCATCTCCTTGATAGTTTGAAGTTCGATTATCTAATCCTAAGATATTAAATCTATTCTGTTTATTCCTAAACTTATTATCGTTATCAATATTTGTAGTGTCGTTAGTATTGTTTATCAGATCTGATACCTGACTCTTTTTATAGTTGCCAGACTCTACACCCTGAAGTAATTGATACTTACTTCTGAAGATAGAATCCTGTCCACAATACCTATGGTTCTCTAATTGACCACCACCAAGAGGATCAGCGATAAAGTCATAAGGATCAACCACCTCAAGATAAGATTGATACTTTGGTTTTGACTCAGCAAAGATTTTATATATACCCCTACCAGTTAGGGCGGCTAGTTTTTTTACATCTAAATCTTTAGATGCCCACTTTCCTTTACTAGAAGAACTCTCATAATCCCAAGCAGCCGAGACCTTCTTGGCTCGTTTAATGTCAGCTTCTTCGGTTGGTTGATATTTTATCCTTGGCGGATCGTCAATCTTCGACAAAAGGGTCTCAACAAATCCAGACATTACAGGTATAGGTACATTGAACCTACCCTTTAAGGCTGGTTTAACCCTACCGTAATATAAGTCTTCATTCTTATGCCAATCTTTTACACGAGGTTGTTTGTATTCCAAACCAACTTCATATTCTCTTGCGGCTTGGAGTGTTACCTGATCCTCTATTGAATTGGCAGATGTAAATTCTGACATAATTCTTAATTATTTATTTAACGATTTTGTTCTGATAAATGTTTTAATCTCTCAGCTTCCCCCATATTGGATGTAACTCCTGTTACCTTCCCATTCTCCAATACTTCAAACATACCCTCTCCCCTCTTCTTCCCAACTTCAAATTGTTTTTTAGTTAGGCTTCTCTTCTCATCTTCCGTTAAGGCAAATCTTGATTTACCCTCTTGCTTCATTCTCTCCCAACTATCTGGACTTATAACTGATGGCATATATATTTATTTAATAATTGTTACCTTTTTATTTGATTCTTCGATTATATCAATCTCCATGTTTATATATTCTAACTCCTTTTCTCTCAACTTGCCGTTATACTCTTTAGCTTGTCGATTCTGCCAAGCGTCAAGTTCGTTGTGTAGTTTCGAGATCTTCTTCTTAACTGCTCCAGAAAATATACAGAGCGTGTACAAACCCTTTAGTTTGTCTAATCTTTTTTTAAATATTTTTGCGGTATAAGGCATAGGATAAATTAAGTGTATAATTAACTACCATCTTGCCACTTCCTCAGATTTTGGAAATGGAGTATATATTTTATTATAATCTACTATTGTGGAACCTTCGTATTCCGAAATTGGAATATACTCTGGTTGTTTGTAGGCCACTACTTTGTCTGTAAACTCATTCTCCACTAAGGCCATATAACCAAACATATCAGCTCCATGACTAGTCCAATCGTGCAACGGTTTATCCTTGAACTGTCCAGCCTTCTGATCCCATTCATGGCGGTAGTGAGATAAAGCATCTACCAGCTTCTGAGCTTTAGCTGTATTAATCCAAACTCTATTGAACATCATCTTGGTTGCGTTAATCCTATCGGCAATAGCTAACTTTGGAATAACTTGAAACTCTATACCCAAATCATAAGCTATCTCTAATCTACTCTTAGCTGTTGATAACTCTCTGACCTTAATATCATGTGGAGCAAAGTGTTTGGCGTAGGTGTAATATTTGTTCTTAACGAGCTTAGAATAGTAGTCTAGACCCTTTCCACTATCTTCGACATAATCTATGCACCTGACCTCATTTCCGACCTTCTGGAAGAACCCTATGGCAGTAGCATCCCCGACTCCTAAGTCCCAAACCGTATATACTGGCATCTCTTTCTCCCAAGCAAAGTCCTTGAACCTTTCTTGCTTTCTGGCACAACCAATCTCTGAGGCATAGTAGGCTCCCTTAATCGAGGCCTCAAAGCTACACATGAACTCTTGGTTGAACTCATCAATGCTCATCGTCTTTTTGGCATCTTCAAGCTCTTCTTTTCCAATCAATCCAGTATCCTTAACTGTTTTACAGATAGCCAGGTATCTCTTGTTTGTCTTTGCCATTTCAAATAGCCTATAAAACTCGTTCTTTCCTTTTGGTGTACCCAACCATATAGCATAACCCCTGTGATCAGCTAAAGCCGGCCTAACTACTTCGGTGTATATATTAGCAGGTTGTAGTGAGTACTCGTCAAATACAACCCCCTTGAATCCTCTACCTCGTAAAGAGTCAGGGTTATCAGCTCCGTACAATGTAATAGTAGAATCTAATCCAAAGAATGTTACTTTTAACTCAGCCTCGTTAAACTTAGCTTTCGGTATTGGTCGGCAAATTTGTTTAAGCATATCCCAGGCTACATCTTTAGCAAATCTGTATGTTGGTGCTATATATGCAAACCTCATATTCTTCATACTTGGTTTTAGGGCATCTCTGGTTAGGTGGTTTAAAGCAGCAGTTGTTTTACCAGCTCTCCTGTGTAAGACAAGGATAATCCAACGCAAGGTTGTGTTGTGAAGCTCCATAGCCCAAGGTCTTGGCGTATAATCTATTTCTACTATTTTATTCTTCTTGGTTTTTTGTGTCATTATAACATTATGATATTATAACCCCTTTTTAATTTTAGGCTGGATAATTTTAGGTACATTTGAATCTTTCCACGCTATCTCAATGTTCCCCACTACCCCCTCTTCAATCTCTGGCTTCTTGTCTGGGTATAGTTTTTTAAATACCTCGAGAAGCACTTTGGTGTCTCCATCAAAAGCTTTCGAGAACACAAGGTCAAGCAGGCTATACTTTCCCATCTTCAGTCGCTTCTCAATGACTAGCCTTGTCTTGGTGTCTTTGAAAAGCTTAATCAATTCGACTGGATCTGCCTTATCCAATACTAGGTCTATTTTGTTCTTTCTTCCCATATTTTAGCTAAATATTACTAATATAACTTGACAAATGTTGTTATTTATACTTTAACTTTAACCGTATATATATATTATATATATATATCTATTATATATATACCCCCAATATATATTATATATATTATATATATATTATATATATATTATATATACTCCCACTTTTTCTTTTAAAATAACCCCTGAGAAGCAAGCTAAAAGACAATATAATAAGGCTTTTGTCAATCCCTAAACTGATAGTTTAGAGTTAGTTTTTGAAATATTTTACTCCCATTTACTCATTTTTTAACTTGCTCAAATATATAAAAAACCACCTGATCAATACTAGATTAAAAAAGGCAGTTTATTATTCTCTTTTGATATATCATCTTATAAGATTATACTCGTGGCTTAGATTACATTAAACCTAGCATATTTTTACCATTTTGTCAATAGTTATGCTCAAATGAGGCGAATTAAGTTATCCACAGTCAAATTGTTCTATTTCTTTATTTGTATATAAACCAATAGATACAATGGTAATATAACAACTTGACAAGGTTATCATATTGGAATATACTTAGTTATAGATAAAAGTATCTAACTAAATAACTATAAGAGTATGACAAAAGAAAAAGTGTTTTTATCAATTTTTGGCAACAAACTAGAGAAGTCAACATCTTATCAGGTCTATCTGACTGGCGGAGCTAGCTTGCAGAGTTGTTTTACCATGAGTTATAACGATTTGGTTGATAAGCTAGGGCAGCCAAACGGCTCCACAGACGGCTTCAAAACAGACTGTGAATGGGAGATTATTACTCCCTCCGGAGTTGTAACAATTTACAACTACAAAGACGGCAAGAATTACAATGGAGCTTGGGGGATAGCTATTAAGGATTTAACAAATTGGCACATTGGAGGATTTGGATCAGCGGGAGCCAACTATCTAAAAAGATTCTTGGGAGTAAAAGAAGACTAATCTAAATAATAATAATAATATGAAATTGAAACAAAGGGGTTGGAGATTCTATCAATTAAAAGAAAAGATCAAGAACAACGAATATTACATCTTAATAGTGGTAGCAGTTGTTGTTCTAAACCTCATGGTTGCCCTTTGGCGAAGTTATTAGCAAAAGCCTAGTATTTTAACGAGAAATATACAGGCGAGCCTTAGAGGGCAAAAATAGACCTTATAATTATTAAATAATAAAACCATGAAAGCACATTTCAAAGAATCAAAAAGACTCACATCACTGATCGAGGCTGACGACTTGTTAAAGCTGAAGTATATATCAATAGAGAAAAAAACAGATATGTCATCAATCGTTAGAGAGTTAATAGAGAAATACTTAAAAAGGATTGAAGATGATATCGTACGCTCTAGCAAAAAAAAGAGCTAGACCATAGTTCAACTATGATATTTCAAGCCCTTAGAAACGCAATGAATAAGCCGTTTTTAACCAAAAGACCCCTAAATTAGGGGTTTTTATGGTTCTGGTTATTTCTTAGGTTGCACCCTGTAAAGTAACGACCAGACTGTTAATTTTATATATGACACCCCTATCTCTAGGAGCGTATTTGTTTAAACTAACTCTTCAATATCTTCAAACCCGTAGGCAACAACACCTCTAACCGTTTCAATACTTTTTATCATGTTTATAAACTCCTTTTGTTCCAGACTTGGGTAGTTTCCTTTCTTCTTGACTTCTATAAATAATAACTTTTTTTTCTTTGTGTTTATGGCGATCAAGTCTGGGACTCCCTTATACTCCGGCGGTTTAGTCTTGTAAATAATCTTATTCTGAAAGGCCCGGGCCGGGACTCCACCGTTATAGATCTTCTTGCAGATATAACCGTTCAAGTGCAAACCGTCTATTATCTGATTAGTTATATCATTTTCGCTGACTTTGGAATAATTTTTATTTTTCATTTAGGCGAATAATTCAGATTAATAATTATTTTTAACTGCTTTTTTGACTATATTAGACATCGTAACTTTTATAACTCTGACTGCAGAAAACTCTAGTTTATGATCTGGGTCGTTAGGATCAGATCCTCGTCTCGCCCCTCTCATCTTAGTTTCAAACTTACAAATTCTATTTAACCTTACAACATCATTAGCAACCAAATGCTGTCTAATCAACTCTCCAAAGCTATTGATAAGCCTCTCGTTGAATATAGGCCTTTGACCATTCATCTTGGAAAGCTCCTTAGCCAACATCTTAATAGTTATAACCATAACTTAATTTTAGTTATTTAGAAAGGAATATCATCTACACTAATTTCTTTATCAAATTGTAGTTCTGTTTTTGGCTCTAAGTCAAGAAACCCCTCTAATTTATCCCTGTCTGACAAGTATGCAATATTCCTTTGAATATATTTTACTGTCTCACCGCCCTTTGGTGATTTAAACTCTACTTGTTTTTCACTAAAAGCAATACCAACATCCGAACCAGCATTGACTGATTGCTCGACAAACTTCTCATAGGCCTTTGTCTCAGATCCGTCTTTCTTCTTCTGGAAGAAAGCATATTTGTTATTATTCGCGTCTGTTATCTTAAACATCGCCCAAGCTACACCGTTTTTAGCTCCCTCTTTTTTCTCAATGTTTGCTACTTTAATAATCTTTTTTTTCAATTCCTCTTCCATAATGTTTATTTATTATTTATAATTAAAATGGTTGGTTGTCTTTAACTGGTGGCAAGTCTTGACCATTGAATTGTTTAACATATTCCATAACTATACTATCAAATTCCGCCAAAATAATCTTAGGATCTCGTTCATCTTCCACGACCCCAATATCTATCATCTCATAAGCCTCTGCCCCTCTTGGTTTTAGTGAGTATTTTCTACTTATATTTATCTTCATATTCTCTTTATTGTTTAATTAAATGTTATTTGTCTTTTATATTAGTGTTTGTTGAATTTCACAAGCCTCAATTCTAGCCTCCGCTATTTTACAATATTCTTCATCTAGTTCTATTCCTATAAAGTTAAAGCCTTCG